TGACCGACGTGCAGCCACAGCCCGACGACCCCGAGATCGCGACCGCCGAACGCAACGCGAAGCGCGACGCCGCCCGCAACAAGATCGCGTTCGACCGGATGGTCGCCAACTCCGACGCGAAGGCTGCCGAGCTCGGCCGTGACCGGATCGCGTTGCTCGGGTTCGGGACGAGTGCCTACATGCTGGCGCAGATCCTCTCGGGCAAGATCGAACCGAAGGACGCGAAGCAGGCTGCGGAGATCGCGAAGATCGCGCTCGACATGGCCCGGACCGAGACGGGTGAGGGCGCGCAGGTCAACCCGCGTGACCTGTCGGACGAGGACCGCAAGAAGCAGATCGACGAAGCGATGGACATGGTCGCTCGTCTGCGCGACGACGCCAAGCGGCTCGGCGGCGGGAAGGGCTGGGACCAGCCTGACGGGACGGCCCCGCCGTCACTCGAGGTGTTGCCGGGCGGGAACCACCAGCAGTAGGACCGGGGGCGCTACGCTCCGACACGTTCGATCCGACCAGGAGGAAGCACCTCATGGCAGTCACCATCACCGACATCGACGCTGGCCCGCCGCAGCAGATCGTGGGCGGCACCGCCGGCTACAAGGCGGTGGTCAAGACCATCGCGTTCGACAGTTCGTACCCGACGGGCGGCGAGACGCTCGGCACGGCGGCCACGGCCGCTGCGGGCGCCGCGGCGCTCGGCCTCTCGACGATCCTGTTCCTCCACGCGTCGTCGACCTCGGGCTACATGTTCGAGTACGACTACGCGGGGAAGTTGCTCGCCTACTACGGCGACAACAACAACGCGTCGGACGGCCCGCTCATCGAGGTGCCGAACACGACGGACCTCTCGGCCCTCACCAGCGTGCGGGTCCTGGCGATCGGAACCTGAGATGGCGACCGTCACGATCACCGACATCGCCCCGATCCCGTCGGGGTACGGCAACAGCGGCGGCGGCGCCAAGACGAAGATCGTCACCGTCGACGTGAGCGGCACCTACACCTCGGGTGGGGACACGCTCAGCGCCTCCACGCTCGGCGCGCAGAAGGTCCTGTTCTTCGAGGGCGAGGTGCTCGAGCTCTCGGCGTCAACGGCGCTGGTCCCCCGTTACGACTACACGAACGGGAAGCTCAAGCTCTACAAGGCGAACGGGACGACCAACCTCACCGAGTTCGGGGCCGCGACCGCGACGGGTTCGTTCCGAGCGCGTGTCACCTACATCTGATCGGAGCGGACATGGCCCTGACCATCCAAGACCTCGCCCCTGGCCCGCCGCTCGAGTTCGAAGGCAACCAGGCAGCCGGCGCGACCGCCGTGTCGGGTTCGCGTGTGAACCCGGGCCTGGTGATGAAGCTCGTCTCGATCGCGTTCGACAGTTCGTACCCGACGGGCGGCGAGGATCTCGTCGCCGCCGACGTGGGTCTGACCGCGATCGTGAAGGTGCTCCCCAACCCGGCGTCGGGGTACATCTTTCGGTACAACCACTCGACCGCGAAGCTGATGATCTTCTACGGGGACTGGAACAACGCCTCCGACGGTGCGCTGATCGAGCTCCCGAACACGACGAACGCGTCGCTGCTCATCCCGCGCGTCCTGATCCTCGGCTACTAGCCCGTGCGGGGGCTGTAGAGCATCGGCGGCTCATACCCGCCTAGTCCGGGGGCGGCACCCGGCCCCGCCACCATCCAAGGCCCGCCAGGAGGACTCATGGCACGCCTCGCCTACACGCCCGTCGTCTGGAAGCCTGAGGACTCTGCGTCGCAGGAGATCGACCTCTGCTCCTACCGGGTGCTCGGCCTGTACGTCCCGGCCCCGCCTGACCAGGCGTTCCCGTCGGCGACCGGGCTGCTCGTCTCGTCTCGGCCGTTCGGCGAGTACGACGGCGAGCCGTTCGGGCCGGTGACCGTCGGCACCCATGACGGCCCGTTCGTCTGGCCGCTCGACCCGTCCCGGGGCCGTACCTACGAGGCGCCGCCGTGGGCTGATGTGCTCGGCATCGTCGAGATCACGATGGTCGACTCCGCGGTCACGCCCCTGCGCGCACGGCAGGACTGGCGCATGTTCCTCCTGGTCGACGCACGCTGATGGACCTCACCGACCTCGACGAGTCGGTCCTCGCCAACGCCAGCCCGGCCGAACTGCGTCAGATTCTCGACGCGCTCCGACTTGCCGAGATCCAAGCCTCCGAGTGGGGGCTCCAAGGCCGCCAGCAGCGCGCTGAAGGGTTCACGCAGCAGGCCGACCGAACCGCCGCGTTCGAGCTCCTGTACGGCGGCGCCGCCGGTGGCGGCAAGACCGACTGGTTGCTCTGGCACACGTTCCGCATCTGCAAGACCTGGCCGGGCGTCCGCTGCCTCTACCTCCGGCGCACGTTCCCCGAGTTGCAGCGGTCCGCGATCGCCCGGTCGCAGGAACGGTTTGATCGGTCGATCTGCCGGTGGAACGAGACGAAGAAGGAGTGGCGGTTCGACAACGGGAGCGTGCTCGAGTTCGGCTACCTCGAGCAGCCGAACGACAAGTACAACTTCCAGTCGGCCGAGTACGTCTGCGTGGCGTGGGACGAGCTCACGCAGTGGCCGTCCGATGATGCGTACCGGTACCTGATGTCGCGGTTGCGTGCCCCGCAGTCGCTCACCCGTCGTGGGCTGGTGCCGCATGTGGTCGCGGCGACGAACCCGGGCAACGTCGGCGGTGGGTGGGTGCGGAAGCGATGGATCGACCTTGGCCCGGCCGAGACGATCCATGAGGTGATCGACCCGGAGACGGGGATGGCGTGCCGGCGCGTGTTCGTCCCGGCGAAGCTCACCGACAACGCCTACATCGACCAGGAGGCGTACGAGGCGAACCTGTCGTTCCTCGACACGGCGACCCGCAAGGCGCTGCTCGACGGGTCATGGGACGTGGTCGAAGGCCAGTATTTTCCCGAGTTCGACCGTGACGTGCATGTCGTGGAACCGTTCGCGATCCCTGAGTGGTGGACCCGGATCAGGGGCTACGACTTCGGGTTCGCGAACCCGGCCGCGATGGTGTGGGGCGCGTTCGACGGCGACGGGACCTGCTGGATCTACCGCGAGTTCTACGGGTCGGGGCTGACCGTCCCGGCGCAAGCCGCCCGGATCAAGGACCTGACGCGGTCGCGCGGTGAGGACGGCACCTACCGGGACGAGCCGATCGACTACAGCGTCGCCGACCCGTCGATCTGGACCCGGACCGGAGCGGGCGCGCCGATCGCGCAGCAGTTCATCGACCACGGGATCGTGTTCCGGCGCGCGCTCAACGCCCGCGTTGACGGCTGGCTGCGGCTGCGCGAGTTCCTCGCCCCACACCCACAGACCGGCGAGCCACGCCTGCGGATCTTCAACACCTGCACCGACCTGATCCGCACCCTGCCGATGCTCGTCCGCGACGTGAAGAACCCCGAGGACCTCAACACCGACGGTGAAGACCACCTCGCCGACGCGCTCCGCTATCTGCTCATGTCGCGGCCACGGTCCAGCCGCGAACCCGGAGCGCAGGACCTCTCCCTCGAGGGACGCATCGCCGCCAAGCACAAGGCCAAGTACCGTGCGGGCCGCACGGGCATGATCGACCACCCCATCACCGGATGGACCTAGGAGGACTCCGTGAGCAGCTTCTTCGTTGCCGCCGACTACCCGCCCGACGCCGCCCGTGGCGGCTGTTACCTGACCGGGGCATCCCGCGGCGAGATCGTCGAGATCGACCCCGCGACCGGCGCCGACCACGTCCGCCCCGAGAAGGTCATCATCACACAGACCGACATCGACTTCGAGGGCCGTCTCTGCCTTTCCGAGCGGATCGTCCGGCACCTCGCCCAGCAGCTCGGCATGGTCGACGCCTGGCGGGTCGAACGGCTCCGGGTCGTCCACGACGCCCACATCGACGAGGCGATGCGTGTCGCGACCGAGCTCGAGCGCGCCCACGCGCAGATCGAGACGCTGACCGAGATGGTGGAGGCGGGCCGCCCGAAGCAGTACGTCGCGACGGACGGGTCGACATGGCCGTCGAAGGCGCTCGCGATTGAGGCGTCGCTGCGTTCCTTGCAGGCTCCACCCTTGGGGGCCGATGCGTTGCGTAGCATCATGGCCGACGAGGCTCCGCTGCCCGCGGACGCCGCCGAGAAGGCGAGGCGCTGATGTTCGTGTTCCTGGTGATCGGGCTGGCCCTGTCGGGATGGTTCACGGCGGGGCTCATCGCGGCGCTCGCGTGGGGGCAGGCGATCCGGGCCGCCGAGGCCCACGACGATCTTGTCGACACGCTCGCCGTGGAACGCCGCCGTGCCGCCGACGAACGCGCCGAGATGGCCGGGCGTGCTGCGGACGACCGGGCGTTCCTGATCGGCCAGGCCGCCGACGAGCGGCGCACGTTCGCCCGTCAGGTCATCGCGCTCGCGTCGCCGACCGCCGCCCGCAACGCCGCGACGCTCGACCGTTCCGAACAGCAGTTCGACCCCGACGCCGACTTCCGGCAGATGCTCGCCCACCAGGCCCGCATGAACGCGGCGGACGAGCACGGCGCGGTCCCGATCGGCATGGACTGATCCCGTGACCGCCACGATCCGCACCGACGAAGAACAGCGCACCGGCCCCCCGGCCGACAAGGCCGTCGCCAACGCCGGCGACCATGCCCTCGCGCGTCTCGTCAAGGATCGCTGGCGGGACTGCGGCGACGAACTCGCGAAGGTGCGCCGGCACTTCTGGCAGAACCTCGCGTTCTTCTACGGGGAGCAGTGGATCTCCTGGGACAGCGTTCGCAACAGCATCATCGCTCTCTCGCAGTCGTACAGCCCGCTCGGCCCCGGCCGCGCCCGGCTCACCATCAACCGGATCGAACCGAACGTCATGTCGGTCATGTCCCGGTTGCTGCACAGCCCGCTCTCGTTCGAGAACCCGCCGCTCGACTCGTCAGACGACCTGATCGCCGCGGCCCGGCTCGGCGAGCAGATCCTCCGCGCTGAGCACTTCGAGTGCGATTGGGAGCAGCACCGCTACGACGAGCTGTTCGCGACGATCATGGGCGGCACCTCCGCGGTGATGTGGGAGTGGGACGGGACCGCCGGGGATCGCCTCGAGGTCGACGGCCAGACGGGCCGTGTCGTCGGCACCGGCAAGGTCCGGCTGCAAGCCCTGAACGTGACCGAGTTCGGGTTGCAGCCCGGCGTGCGCGACTACCGCGACGCGAACTGGTGGACGATGGGGCTTGTCATGGCCCCCGAGACAGCCAAGGACCGTTTCGGGCTCCCATGGACGCCGAAGCCCGACGCGTCCGCGCAGCTCACCCCGATGCAGCACAAGGTCCTGTCGGACTACGGCCGGGCTCCCGGCACGAACCTGTGCCTGGTGCTCGCTCTCTACGAGCGCCCGAACGGCAACTGCCCGGAGGGCCGGTACGTCGTCGTCATCAACGATCGGGTCGTCCACAACGAGAAGTGGCCGTTCCCGCACGACCGGCTCAACTTCCGGCCGTTCCGGCAGCGGCGCGTCACCGGCCAGTGGATCGGCACCACCTACATGAACGCGGCCGTCCCGGTCCAGTTCGCCTACAACCACGCCCGGTCGCTCATCACCGAGCACATGAAGAAGGTCGGCAACGCCCGGCTCATGGCGCCGTACGGGGCGTTCTCCGACGACGACTTCACCAACAGCGTCGACCAGATCCTCTACTTCTCGCCCGACATGGCCGGCGCGGTCCCGCAGTACCTCCGGCCGCCCGACCTGCCGCGCTGGATGCTCGCCGAAGCCGACACGCTCAAGTACGAGCTCGACGACATCATGCACGTTCACGCGACCTCGCGTGGTGAGGCGTCGTTCGATCGGGCGTCGGGGCAGGCGCTCGCGATCCTTGCCGAGAAGGACGACAGTCCGCTCGGGCTGATGGCGCATGAACAGTCGCAGGGCTGGGCCGAGATCGCGAACGCCGTGCTTGAGATCTACCAGGCGAAGGCGACCGAGCGGCGCCGCGCGAGCGTCCGTGGCGACGCCGGCGTCCCGACCCTGATCGCGTGGAAGGGCAGCGACATCAAGGGGCAGCGCAACGTGCGTGTCCCGCTCGAGGTGACGCAGCCGCGCTCGAAGGCAGCGCAGCTCTCGTTCGCGAAGGACCTGTGGGATCGGCAGATCATCACCGACCCGCACCAGTACGCGCGGATCGCCGGGCTGCCGGAGGACGAACTGGTCGAGGTGCTCGACGCCGACGTGGCGAAGGCGTACCGGGAGAACGCCCGGATGAGCAACGGCTCGCCGGAGATCCCCGACGAGTTCGACGATCACGCGAAGCACATCGCCGAGCACAACCGTCACCGCAAGTCGGACGCGTACCGCTTCGCGAGCAAGGAGATCCGGTCGATCTTCGACGATCACATCAAGGCGCATGAGGTGTACGCGGCCGAAGAGTACGGCCAGCAGATGCAGAAGGCGTCGGTCGCGCCCGGTCTGGCGATGCTGCCGCAGGCGCATGAGCCGGTCGGGTCGATGGTCCCGCCGGACTACGCGGAGCAGCAGGGCATGGCCGCGATGGGCGGGATGGGCCAGCCACAGCCGGGCGGTCCCGGCCAGGGCGACCCGGCCCAGCAGCAGATGATGATGGACCTCATGGCGATGATGCAGCAGGACCCGTCCCTCATGGGCGGCGGTGGTGGCGGCATGGGCATGGAGAACATGGCCTCGCCGGGCGTTGAGGGGATGATGGCATGACGTTCCCGGGCTTCACGACCGAGCATCCGGTCCCTGCCGGCGGGTGGGACTACCGCACCGCGGCGACCGACCCCGACGACACGCTCAAGTTCGGCCGGGTCGGCGAGCAGTACCCGCGGCTCTACATCGACCCGGCGACCGGGAAGATCTACGCCGGGACCGGCACGGCGCCGCCGACCGCGATCGGCGAGACGTACTCGAACGCGCTTCTGCTCGCCTGTTCGGACGCGCCCGAGTCGTGGAAGGCGCAGGCGACATACGTCGCGGACGGCACCGACGACGAGGAAGCCTGGAACGCGACTGCGCTCGTCGCCGCCGCGTCGGGCCGCAACGTCCTCGTCTCGCCCGGCACGCTCTACAACGGCGGCAGCGCCCCGTTCTACATCTACTCGAACCTTGACTACGGCGGCGCAGGTCGGCGCGGCGCGAACGCGACCGTGCTCACCTCCGAAGATGGCGTCACGCCGTCCGTGCTCGTCAAGGTTGACGGCACGGACGCCAACAACCGGATTGAGGGCTGGACGTTCCACGGCTTCAAGCTCGACTCCGACGCGGATGGCGGCACGACGAAGCTCGTCAACCTGATGGAGATCGAGTGGGGCTCGAACGCGCTCATGTTCAATCTGGCCTGGGGCAACACGTCAGGCCATGCGTTGAAGATGCTCGGGTTTTGGGACAGCGAGGTCCACTCGTTCCGGCTCGACGGATGCGGGTCGCGTAACGCGGCGAACGAGGCCGCGGTCAAGGCGTCGCTCTACATGTGGTCGGATGACTCGACGCTCGCGAACTGCAACAACGTCCGGTTCCACCACTTCATCACGGAGAACACGCCGTCGAACCGTGCGGACGCCTGGCTGTACGTCGACTCGGGTGCGGGTTCGGACGACAACCACAACTCCTGCTCGTTCACGGACTTCAAGGCCGAGCATCGCAGTGTCATCAACCAGGCGTCGAACATCGTCCCCGCTGTGCTGCTCGACGGCGCGCACAACTTCGACATCGCCCGGTTCCACCTGTTCATCGGGACGTACTCGGCGGCCGGGTCGTACACGCCGCAGCCGCACATCATCATGCGGAACAACCTTGGGACGCAGATCGGTCCGTGGCAGGCGCAGGGCGTCGACACGGGTGTCGGCACGGCGTCGATCCGCTGCTACATCAAGACCGAGGGTACGAACACGGGCTGCCTCATCGACGGCGGGCGCGTGTCGGCGAACACGGGCAACGTCCCGTCGGTCGCGCCGGTCGAGATCGGCGGCACGTTCAACAGCCAGATGGGCTCGTTGCAGTGGTGGTACGACTCGACGGGCGGCACCGCCGAGATCATCAGCGGCTACCCCATCCCGTTCTCGCCTGTCATCCGCAACGCTGCCGGCACCACGATGACCAACGCCGGCACGGGCGCGATCAACTCGGGCTGGTACGAGCTCTATGGCGCGAACCGGGTCCGGGGCGAGGTGACGATCAAGATCGGTGCCGGGTTCTCGGACACGGGCGCGTCGATCATGTCGTGGTCGATCCCGTTCCCAGCCAAGCGCCGCGGTGTCACTGCGGGCATGTCGTCTGACTGCCTCGGCTACGGGACCATCAACAACGACGCGACGTTCGGGGTCGGCACGCACAAGGTCGTCACGCTGCATACGGCCAACGGCCAGTCCTCGCGGTGCGTGCTCGTCCTTGCCGATGGCGGGACGACGACCGGGTACGTCGGTGAGAACGAGCCCTGGGACATCGACCCCGATGACCAGATCTGGTACCGCTTCGACTACGAGTACGACACCTAGACCCCGAGGCCGGGAGGACTTTCGGCATGACCACCACCGACACGACCAGCACCAACGACGACGGCCAGGGCGGCGCCCCGGTCGGAGCGACGAGCGAGACGCTTTCCCCGCTCGAGAGCATGGAGCGCCGCCTCGCGGACGCGTTCGACGACGAGGGAGCCGGGCGCGAGTCCGACGACGACGACGGCGTCGATTGGGACAACCTCACCTACCGCGACGGCAAGCGGCTCGAGAAGGAGCTGAAGGCCGACCGGGAGCGGTGGCGTCCGGTGCGGGACGTGTTCGACGGCCTGAACGAGAACGACGCCGCGGTGATCTTGCAGACCGTGGCGAAGATGCGTCAGGACCCGGCGGCTGCCGCTGCGGATTTCGCGAAGATGGCGCAGGTGCTCGGCTGGTCCCCGGAGCAGACCGCTGCCGCGGCCGACGCGGTCGACCAGGCGACGGGCGAGCAGGACGACCCGAACCGGCCGCTGACCGTCGCCGAGTACCAGGCGCTCGAGGCCGAACGGGCCGCGGCAGCCGCGACCGAGCGGACGGTCGCGCAGATGCGCGCGCAGATCACCGACCTCGGGTACGATCTGGACGCGGACGAAGGGTCCGCAGAACAGGCTCGCGCTGCTGCGCTGATCGGCCTGGCATCGTCGCTGGACGGCGACATCGCCCAGGCCCACCAGCGGATGCAGGAGCTCGAGCAGCAAGCGATCGACCGCTACATCGCCGGCAAGCGTGCGGACGCCGCCAGGCCGGGCACGGTGGGTACCCAGGGGACGGGACCGTCCTCGGAACGCAAGGTCGAGACGACAGCCGACGCCTACCAGGCCATGAACTCCCGCCTCGATGCGGCGTTCGGGCCGGAGAAGCGTCGGTAGACACCTCACCAGGAACTTCCGAGCGAAGGAGGTCTGGCAATGGCCGGACTGAACATGACCCTGGCCGACGCCGTCCTCAAGGACGACTACCAGGGACCCATCCAGAAGGAGATCAACGACGAGGTGAAGGTGGTCCGCCAGGCGGTCCGCAACACCCGTGATCTCGTCGGGCGGCGTGCCATCGTGCCGCTGCACATGACCCGCAACGTCGGCATCGGTTCCCGCCTCGAGGGCGAGGTCCTGCCGGTGGCCGGGAACCAGGGCTCGACGACTCAGATCGTCAACCTGCGCTCCCACTACGGCCGCGTGCGCCTCACCCGTCAGGTCATCTCGCGCATGGAGAGCGACCGCGGCGCGTTCACCCGCGCTGTCCAGTTCGAGATGGACGGCATCAAGTCGGACAGCGCCCGCGAATACAACCGGCAGGCGTGGGGCACCTCGGACGGCAAGGTCGCGACCTGCGGGACCACCACCGCGTCGACCACCGTCCAGCTCGCCACCACCACCCCCGAGCAGGTGCTCGTCAACATCGCCGAGGGGATGCGGATCGACATCGGCACGGTGTCGAACCCGCAGTCGGTCGCCGCGAACCGGACCGTGTCGTCGGTGGACTTCACCAACAAGACGATCACGATCTCGGGCGCGACGGTCACCACCTCGTCGTCGAACTTCATCTTCCGGCAGGGGTCGGGCGGCAACTCGACCAACCAGCGGGAGCTCACCGGCCTTCAGACGATCGTCGACGACGCGAACTCGCTGTTCTCGGTCGACCCGGCGACCTACTGGCAGTGGGCCAGCATCGTCGACGGCAACTCGGGCACCAACCGCCCGATCTCCGAGAACCTCGTCATGAAGACGGCGATGCGCGCGGAGAACCGTTCCGGCCAGGCCGCCGACCAGCTCTGGTGCGAGGACGGCGTCTACCGGGCGGCGATCAACCTGCTCACCGCGCAGAAGCGGTTCGTGAACGAGACCGAGCTCAAGGGCGGCGGGACCGGTGTCGCGTTCGGCACCGCCGGCGGCCGGATGCAGGCGCTCGTCTACGACCGTGACTGCCCGCCGAACAAGCTGTTCGGTCTGTCGACCTCCAACCTCACCGAGTACGTCGACGAGGACTGGCAGTTCGAGGACCTCGACGGTTCGGTGTTGCAGCGGGCGACCGACGGGACGCACGCGTTCGAGGCGATCTGGTTCAAGTTCTCCGAGCTCGCGACCAGCCGCCGCAACGCGCACTTCCTCATCGAGGACCTCGAGGCGGCGTAGCCTGCCCTGAGTCTCCTTGCTGGGGTGGCACCTCCACCCGTGCTTGACGGCCCCCTCTCCGCGAGGGGGTCGTCTCGCGTCGGTACGCTGTGGGCATGAGCGCATACGGATCAGGTCAGGCGATGGGCGGCGCGATCCGCTCCGCGATTTCGAAGATTGCCGAGGATCAGCGTCGGCAGCGTCGCTCAAAGCGGTCCATCCTGGGCAGCGACGGCGAGCAGAAGTCGAACGTGATGCGGAAGGTGGCGCGTAATCCTGTCACCGCCGAGCAGATGCGGCGGTTGTCGGCGAAGGAGTGGGTCAAGAACATCGACCCGTCGTCGCCGGCGCAAGTCGCGGCGGCCGACCGCCTGCGGAAGAAGTACGGGTTCTGATGACGCACGTCGTACCGCACCGTCTTGTCGTCCCGACCGAAGTCCATAAGGGCCGGTTCGTGTGGGCCGACCATGATGCGAGCATCGCCGACAAGCTCCGCAACGGGGACCCGGCGCTCGGATGGGAGGGCGACCCGGACCTGCGTCTGGTCCGCAACGCGGTCGAGGGCCGGTGGGAGGTGTGGCGTCGGACGCCGCTCGGCGAGGACTCACTCGTCTGCACCCGTGCTGGTGACCGGCTCCCGGGCGATGACCTGATCCTCGCGCTGATCCGTGCGGACTCGCGCCGCTATGACCGTCTCGCGCAGATCCTCGCAGCGGACGCGGCCGCGAAGCGCGCGAAGGAGTCGGAGTGGTCGGACCGCAACGCCGACCTGGCCGACCGTCTTGCCCATGCCGTGAGCAAGGACCTCGCCATGCCCGCCGCGGACGGCCGGGTCTACTCGTTCGGGAGCAGCGATGAACCGCAGTGAGCTTCGTACGGCGATCCGGCTCCGTACCGGGATGCTGACCGATGACCAGATGGGCACGGACACGAACCTGAACAGCCTCATCACGGACGCGATCAACTACCTCACGATCGAGGCGCCGGCGGGCTGGCCATGGCAGGTCTACTACGGGTCGTTCGACACGGTCGCGGGGACGGAGACGTACACGTTCGCGACGATCGACGCGACGAACACTCTGCTGCGGATCGCGACACTCATCATGGACATCGACGGCGGGCATGAGGTCGAGCTCTCGCAGCAGGGGCCGTCGGATCTGCGGACCTACATGGCGCGCACGCCGCAGGGGTCGCCGGAGTGCTGGGCGGTGGATGGTGCGACCGTGCTGTTGCGGCCGGTCCCGTCGGCGGTCTACACGATCCGGTTCAAGGGCTACAAGGCCGAGCCGACCCTGTCGGGGGATTCGGCGTCGCCGTTGATGCCGTCGGTCTTCCACAACGCGATCGTGGAGCAGGCCGCCTACCTGTGGTATCGGCGGGTCGGGAACATGGACGCGGCCTCGATCGCGAAGGCCGAGACGACCCACCTCGTGCAGAAGATGCAGGCGTACTCGCGGCAGTCGGGCGGGCCGTCCCGCATCCGTGACGTGCGCGAGCGGCAGGGCGGTCAGTGGTGACGAACGTCCGGCTTGCCGAGTGGGACGACTTCTCGGGCGGGGACTACGGCCTCGCGAACCCGGCGCGCGCCCCACGCAACATGTTCTCGGGGCTGAACGTCGTCCCGTTCACCGACGGGTCGGTCGGCCCCCGCTCGGGCACCGTGCGCCTTGTCGCCAACAGCGGCGGCACTTACGAGACGGGCTTCCATCGGATCGGCTGGACGAAGATGTCGTCGGCCGAACCGCTCGGGCGGGTCTGGTGGCTCGGCTACCCGACCGGCAACGTCAAGTACGGGCTCCTGCACCAGTTCAACGACGCCGCCGGCGCATGGTCGACCTACACGGGCGGGCCGATCTCCGGGGTCGGGTCGTCACGATCGTTCGGGTCGGTCAACATCAAGCCCGAACGGACCTACGTCGTCGGCACGAACACCGAGCTGTTCCGCATCAACCACGATCTGAACTCGCTCTCGACGTTCACGCCCGGCGCGGTGCCGAAGGGGCGTTGCATCGCCCTGTACGGGCAGCGGCTCTATGTTGGCGCGGCGACGCTCGGCGGCACGGGCGCGGACAACCGAGTTCACTACTCGGACGCGAACTCGTTCATCAACTGGTCGGCGACCGGGTACTTCGATCTGCCGATCGAGTCGCGCATCGTCGCGATGCACACCCAGCGCGACCACCTCGTCATCATCCAGGCGTCGGGCAACATCTGGATCTACTCGGGCGTGCCGGGCGCGAACGCGACGTTGCGTCAGGTCGTGTCCTGGTCGGAGCACAACGACATCGTTGGTACGCCGGAGACGAGCGGCGATCTGGTCCACTGCAACCAGTGGGTGCGGACGAACGCCGGGTCGATCTGGTGGGCGCCGCCGCTGCGCCCCGCCCCGACCCTGTTTGATGGCGGGCGCGTGACGACCGCCGAGCGGTTGCGGATGGCGATGTGGGAGAACACGGCCGGGGCCGCGACCCTGTTCTCCGGCGCGGCGCTGGACGGCCCCGACGATCTCGTTCTCGACTGCGGCTACTACGTCCCGTGGGACCCGTGGTACTCGGGCGAGGGCGACGCGACGTTCGACGGGCTCGGCATCCTCTCAACGCAATGCCATTCCATGCTGATCCGGCACCAGTCCGGCGCATGGACCCGCCACGCGATCTACGCCGACCCGACCGCGACCGTCAACGCCTCCGTCATGTGCCAGGGACCGTACGGGACCGTCCTCTACGGTTACAACGACTTCGCCGGCACCGGCACCGACACGGCGATCTGGTGGTGGCAGCCGAACCTCGTCCAGCCCGCCGAGCATCGCAGCACCGGCATCAACGGCCTTGGCGACATGGCATCCTGCCGCGACAACCAGCCGTCGTACGGGTCGTCGCCCACCGGGGTGCCGCCCGCCGCGCAGTTCACCACCACCGAGGTGCAAGCACCAGCCGGGCAGCAGTTCCTCGTCCGTGAAGTGCTCGTCACGTTCACGGCCTACAACACCGGCGACACCGGCTACACCGACCACTTCGACGTGGTGCTCGAACGGCGCAGCGCCTACCAGCAGCCGACCGATGCCGTCGCCTCCGTGCCCGCCGACACGACCGCGCTCTCGTTCGACGCGACCGCGTCGGCGATTCACGCGACCACCGGGTACGGGCGGCGGTTCACGCGCCGGTTCTCTCTCGAGGCCGGCCGGACGATGGCGTTCGCTGTCACGGTCCGCAACCTGCGCGGCGTCAAGATCGAGCAGATCACCGTGCTCGGGACGACCGAACCGGCCCGGTCGTCGTGACCCACCGCGACGCCTACGAGGGCCTGAACCCCGACTTCGCGTTCCGGCCCGGGGCAGAAGCCGTCACCGCCGCCATCCCCGCAGGGGTCCGCGAGCAGCCCTGGGTGGAGGCGCTGCTGCGCTACCTGCACGACCGCGACCGCGACCTTGAGCGGTACCTCAACCGCGACGTGATGCGCCGCGCCAAGACCACCCGGATCGTTGGAAACGGCACCGCCCACGCCGGGACCGCATGGCAGCTCGTCACCCCCGCCGTCGACGTGGCGTTCTCGAAGGCGTCACCGACCTCGCACCTGACCGTGATCGTCGGCGTGGCCGGAATCTACACCGATCCCGGTGCGCCGTCCTGGGTCGAGTTTGGTGTGCTCGTCAACGGGGTTGACTACCCGGTGGCGCGACGGGTCTGCAACACGTCGGGCAACCACTACCAGTGGGCCGGGTCGGTCGACGTGTCCGCCACGACACTCGTCGAGGGCACCTACACCTGCTCGTTGCGGGTCCGGGGCCAGAACGCCGGCACGGCCTGGACCTCGTTCGCGCAGGACTCGATCAGCGTCACCATCACCGAATCGGCCTGACGGTACGATTCGGGGCATGGCGACCCCGTACCAGGACACCTACGCGGCGAACGCGGCGGCCCGCCAGCAGGGGTCGTCGTACGGCCGGTCCCCGATGAAGCCTGCTTCGAACGGCCGCCCAGGAGCGCCGTCCGCCCCCGGCGGGGCTCGACCCCCGGCACAGCCCACCGCGCCGGCGCCGCCGCCCAAGCCCGCCGCAGGGCCGGTCCTGCCCCCGATCCGATCCGTGACCGCCGCCCCGCCACCGAGCAGCGACGCGCAGTTCTCCGCGTTCCTCCGCGGGCTCGGCCAGCAGGAAGGGTCCGCGTGGGCGAACACCGCCATGCAGCTCTCGCAGGGCCGCTCCAACACCGACGTGCGGCTCTCCGACCTCGCCTCGGCGCTGTCCGACCGCAACCGCGGCATCGACCTCGGCTACGAGTCGCGCGGGTTCGGCCGGTCTGGCATGGAGCTCAAGGACCTCGCCTTCGCCCGACGCGACTACAACCGCGACGTGGCATCGACGAACCTCGCCTGGGCGCAGCAGCAGGCGCAGATCCGGGCGCAGTTGCAGGACCAGCTCGCGGCGCTTGCTCGCCAGCGCGCCGAGGCCGAGCTCGAGCTCTTGACCCGGAACGAGGCCCGCAAGGCTGCCGGGGTCAAGGTCCCCTAGGAGGGCCAGATGGCCGAAACGGCTGACCGCATCAACCAGATTCGTCGTGAGCAGCTCGCGGCGGCGGCGCAGGGCGGCAAGGAGGCTGCCGCGGAGATCGGCCGTTCGTACGAGTCGGTGAAGGCGTCGGGCCGTCGCGGGCTCGAGCAGTTGCGTGCGGGGTCGGCGGGGCCGGTCGGTCGTGGCGCGATGGCTGAGGTCGCGGCGATCACTGGTACGGGGTCGGCTGAGCGGATGCGGGCGCTGGACACGTTGCGTGGGCAGACGGCGTCGCAGTTCGCGCTCGGGAACCAGCAGTTGGGGAACTACCTGTCGGCGGCGCAGGCCGCTGAGGGGATCGCGATCGCGGAGGGCCAGGCGCAGGGCCGTGGTGGCGGTGGCGGTGGCGGCGGTGGCGGTGGTGGGCTCGGCGACCTGTCCGACACGCAGATCCGTGACTTGGGGATGCAGGCGGCGCTTGACAAGAAGATCGAGGACCTGGGCGGGTTGCGGGCGTTCCGTGGCGCGGTGTCGGAGAAGTCGGGGCCGAACGATGAGCGGCGCGTGTTCGCGGAGCCGTACGAGCGGGTCACCGAGCAGATCAAAAAGGGCGACTACGAAGCAGGCCAGCGCGTACGCGAGCAGGGGAACCGGGTTGAGCGCCTGGCCGGGGAGTACCTTGCGCTGAAGAAGGCGTACGACGCGAAGTTCGTCGCCGAGGGCACGTCGGTGCTGCCGTCGCGCCGATCGCCCAACGCCCCTTCTGTTGCCGACCGGATCGTCGCGTTGGCGGCGCTTGAGAAGAAGCGCGCCGAACTGCGGCGTGAGTCCGACCGGAACATGGAATATACGCGTCAGGCGCGAGCCTGGAAGTCGACCGAGCGGTCGAAGTTGACCGCGAAGCAGAAGGACCTTCAGGCCCGGCTCGAAGAGTGGGACAAGAAGCAGCGGACGGCTGCGTCGAAGATCGACCAGGCCGCCGCGGACCGGTCGAAGGACCCGCTCTGGCGGGCGGCGCAGGAGTGGGCGTTGAGCCAGGGACTCGACCCGGGCAAGGCGCTCGCGCTGTTCAACCAGACGGCCGACAAGAAGTGGCAGACGACGATCGAGTCGCAGCTCACGGAGGCGGGGTTTCCCGACAAGGAACAGGTCGATCCTCGAGCGACGCAGGCCCGAGCGATCACGGCGATCGCGAAAGATCTCGGATACGACCCGGACGTGGCGGAACAGATTGCCGCAACGCGCTTCGTCCTCGAGCCGAACAAGGACTCGACGCCCGAGGACGACACCAAGTACGCGAACCTGTTGCAGTACGCGAAGAACGATTTCCTCGACCGGCTTCGCAGCGGCGACGATGCCGACGCCGCTCGCGAGAACATGCTGCTGTCCATGCCCGCCATCGCCGACTACATCAGCGACCCGAAGCACGCCCGCACCAAGGCGGTGTTCGATCAGATGATCCGCGAGTTGGCGATGGCGTACGCGGCAGGGTCGTACACGCCGAAGGACTTGTCGGTGTCTGATCGGCTTCTCTCCTACTACAGCGGAGCCTGATTGTGGCCGGTGTCGCGGGTGGCGGCGGCAGTGGCGTCGCTTCGGGCGGCGGCGGTGGTGGCGGTTCGCTGTCGCGGGTCTACACGTCGTCGTCTTCGTCGTCGACGCCTGCGGAACCGAAGGCTCCGAGCCTGTTCGAGCAGGCGTTCGGGCTGGTGCGCGACGCGCCGGCCGGTCTGGCCCACTTCCTGATCGGTGCGGCGACTGACCCGGGTCAGGGCGCGCTGCTCGGCGGGATGATCGGCGGGCCGTGGGGTGCTGCCATTGGCGGCGGCGTCGGCCTTGTCGGGGCCGGGGTTGAGCGCGTCATCGGCGGCCCGGACGAGCCGTGGTTCGAGGAATCGCAGAAGACTCTCGACTCGCTCAAGCGGACCGGCAGCAACATCATCCACCCGTCCCGCTACCTCGACGCGATCGAGCAGGGCACGATCCTGCCGACACTCGTCGAAGACGTGGGCAACGTCACGCTCATCGCCACCCCGGCCTTGAAGCACTTCTCGACCGCGGCCCGAGCCGAAGCGACCACGGCGCGTCTCGCGCTCAACGAGGCCGACGACGTGGCGACTCGCGCCGCTGCCCGCACGGTCGAGGCGGCCGCCGCGCACGAAACGGCGAAGGCCGCGTTCGACGAGTCGTTGCAGCGCGCGTTCCAGGGCGGGTTCGACCCGGCCGCGCAGGTCGACTTCCTCCGCACGAAGGGCGCGCTCGAGCAGGCCGCTTCGGCGCTCGACGAGGCGAACACGGCACAGGCCGCCGCCCGGGCCGCGCTCGAGGAATCCGTTCAGGCCGCGGCCCGTAAGGCCCGCCCGTACCTGTTCACGAACCGGCTCATCAACGACCTCGCCGACGCGCCGTTCACCCCCTACCGGCTCGCGCTCAAGGCAGGCCGCACCGGACTCTCGAAGGTCCACGGGGCCGAGTGGGTCACGCGTCTCGCCGAAGGTGAGGGCTGGCAGTCGTCGCTCGCCCGACGCGTCGACAAGATCAGCGACGTGGAGGGCCGGCGCGCCGCCCGGCAGGCCAAGGCCGGCGTCGAACACGTCGCCATCGACGCGAACGCCGCCGCCAACAACCACGTCCGTCGGCTCATGGAGACGCTCGACACCTGGCAGCGGACCTTCGGCGACAACGCCGTCGACGGTGACGCCGCCATGCAAGTCCTCACCTCCCGGTTCGAGGGCGTCGCCGACCAGCTCGTTGAGATCGCCCGCCGGGCCGACGACCCGAACGTGCCCGAGCACGTCCGCGACGCGATGGCGTCGATCCTGACGACGATGGCCCAGCACGCCGGGCTCGACCCGGTCGTCATGCGCCGCACGATCGACTACTACGACAACGCCAACCAGACCCCCGAGACGGTCGCGTTCCGTCAGGGGTTCGAGGTCGTCCGCAAAGACTACGAGCAGCGCGTCCTCCCGGTCCTCGACCAGATGATCCGCGAGCAGATCGGCCAGCGACGCAAGAACCCGGAACGGGCACAGGCCGAACTCGACTGGCTGCAAGGCAAGGACCCGTACGTCCCCGCGCTCGAGCAGGTCCGCAAGCAGCACCAGCGCCGCATCGACCGAGTCGCGAAGGCCCGAGACAAGGAGCTCGCCCGCTTCCACGCGATCCGCCAGGCGCTCGAGGCGACCGGGCTCGACACGTCGGTGATCGGCCGGCGCGAGACGTACCGGACGGCGCTCACCAACATCGGCGAGCTCGCGAAGCGGCTGATGGAGGACACGCCGGAGAATCGGGAGACGTGGCAGGCGTGGGCGGATTCGTCGAACGCTGACCTGGCACGCGTCGCGGACATGTTGCTGAACGGCTCGGCGACGGTGCGGACGCCGATGCGGCTGACGAAGATCCTCTCGGAGGCGTGGGCGAACCCGGCCGCGAAGGGCGCCTCGGCGTTGCTGCCGGCGCTCGAGTCCTTGCCGGACGAGACGCCGCGGGTCGTGGTCGCGCCGGAGCGGCTGTCGGAGGTGGAGCGCGCCGCCCGGGAGGAAGGCCGCCAGCAGGGCATGGTTGAGATCGGCGAGTACGCGGCGGCGCTCGCCGACGAGTACCGATCGCTCGCGGAGCAGGCGAAGCGGCAGCCCGAGGTGGCGACGGTCGCGAAGCAGGCGAAGCGTGCGCTCGACGTGATCCGCAAGACGCAGGCGAAGATCGAGCGGCTCGAGGCCGAACGGCGCGCGTCCACGAACGAGGTCCGGGCGGTCGCCGAGGCGATGCGCCGCCAGGCGCAGGCCACCGCCCGCGACGCCCAGCAGCAGATGGTCACCGAGAGTGTGGACTTCGAGTCGGCGTTGCTTGACACCGGCAAGGTCCCGTGGGTGTCACTCGCGAACGATGTGCGTCGCACGGTCGAGTACGGCGGCAAGCGCGCCCCGACCGCCATGCAGGACCAGTACCGGCGCCTGCTTGAAGCGATGGGTGCTACCGCAGGCAAGCGCGGCTGGTTGCAGTCCCGCAAGGGATGGTTTGAGAGCGGCGGATACGGCGGATTCGACGAATGGGTCGGGCGCATGGCCGACCGGCTCGGATGGAGCGGGTTCGTTCCCGAAGGGCTGACCGAGGCCGACGCCCAGGTCGAGTACGTCATCGACATGTTTGAGGCATGGCGCGACGCCCGCAACTCGGGCAAGCGGTCGAAGCGCACCTTGTGGGAGCATGAGCTCGACGGCGTCCCGCCCGACATGGTCGACAACGTCATCGACGAGATCCGCACCGACCATCCGGTCAAGGCCGCGATCATGGACGCGATCGACGACAACCGCAACGCGACGAACTTCTGGAACGGGGCGCATCAGCGGATCGGCTGGCCCGACGAAGTGCTCGACGGCCTCACCGACACGATCAACGAGATCATCGCGGACCCGGCCTACCGGGAAACGGCCGAGGGCCGTGCGTTGCTTGAGCAGGTCGACGAGGCCCGGTCGTGGATTCCCGAAGGGGTCCGGGCCGACGGCACGAAGGCATCCCGGCGCGGTGAGCACTACGACGCGCTCGACACGCTCGGCAAGGTCCTGTTCCGCAACCTCGAGAACGTCGGCGAGATCGACTCGTTGATCGAAGGGCTCGACGCTGCGCTCGCCGACGCCGCCGACCGGGGCGTGAAGATCGGCCGGCGCGAGGTCGCCGCGGAACAGGCCGGTGTGGCGCGCGGCGCGGACCGGGTCGTGGGCGAGGTGATGGGCCGCCGTCGCACGGCCGGGCAGCGCAGCGCCGCGGACGAGTCGCAGCCGCGGGCACGGTCCTACGGGCGGGTCGCTGCGGGCGCAGCGAAGCAGGCCGTGAAGATCGCCGACATGGAGACCCAGGCCCGGATGCTCGGCCGTCGCATCGGGCTCATGGACCAGCAGATCGAAGGAATGCAGTCTCGGCAGATCGAGGCGCTTGCCGCCGCCGCCGACGCGGTCGACAACGCCCCGGCCCGGTACCGGCCGCTGCTCAACACGGCCCGGGACGCGGTCGCCCTGTTCACCGACGCCGCCGACGCGATTGACGCGTTCGTGGAGCGCGGCGACGCCGATCCGCGCACGATCACGCTCGCGGCCGCCGACGCCGAGTTCCTCCGCTCGCAGATCGCCGGGATCGCGACGACACTGTCCGAAGCGGTCGCCGCCGACCTCGACCCGCTCTACGTCCCGGGCGGGATGCTGCCGCGCGGGTTGGGCGACCAGACCGGCGGCGGCGCCCGCGGCGCGAACACCAGCCCCGCGGCGGGCGGGCAGGTCCTCCCGACCGAGCGCGCGCTGCGCTTCCTGCACAAGAGCGAAGGCCGCAGCCCGTCGGGCTCGATCCGCAACGTCGCCGAAGTGACGCTCGCCAACATCCGCCAGGCCATCGACAACGAGACGGTCATGCGGATCGAGAACCTGTTCGGCAAGAGCCTCGCCGACCTGCTCGCCGACACCGACCCCGACACCGGGTTCGGGCACCTCATCCCCTACGACGAGATCAAGGGCCGCCGCCTCACCCTCGAGGAACTGCAACAGGACCGCTACACCGCCCAGCGGCGCCTGCTCGCCGAGAACCTCACCCGGGCGCTCGCCGACCGCGGGCTCTACGTCTGGAACCCGGACGCCCGGTCGAGCCGCGGTGTCCTGTTCGTCGAAGGCGTCGAGAACGCGCTCGCCGGAAACGGCCGCGACGTGGCGACAACGTTCGCGCTCTCCGACAAGGTCGTGCGCGAGCTGCACAAGTTCACGTTCCAGGGCGGCAACGCCGAGCTGTGGGCACGCCGTCACATCGACCCGATTCACCGGGTCTGGAAGCACGGGGTCCTGGCGCTGAAGCCGCAGTGGCAGGTCGGCAACATCGTCGGCAACTCGGTCATGGCGATGGTCGGCGGCGGGTTCTCGCCGGGCCAGTACCGGCGCGCGCTCGCGCAGGCCCGTGCGGTCATGTCCGGCACGCTCACCCCCGAACTTGCCCGGGAGCTCGGCATCCCCGACAAGGCGATCGAGACGATGATCTACGAGGCGCAGGCCGCGGGCCGGCGGCCCGCCAAGGTCGACGGCCCCGACCCGATGGCGGCCCCGGCCGGCCTGATCCGTCGCGGGATGCTCGACATGGACGTGGCGCGCGAGACGGCGGCCGCCGGCGACTACGGCGTCACTCCCGAGGGCCGGATGGATGCGGCCGCGGCCGAGCTCGAACGGACCCGCGGTGAAGGGTTCCCGACGTTCCGTAGCGCGGACGGCAAGGTGCATCCGATCCAGTTCTCCTACGAGCTGAACGGCTACTTCGACGACATGAGCCGGGTCGCGTCGTGGCTGATGCACCTTGACCGTCAGGCCCGCGACGGGCTCACGTTCGCGGAAGACGTTGCCCGCGCCCGGGCCGAGGCCCCCGACTACTACAAGGGCATGACCGACGACGACGTTGCCGTCCACGCGGCGATGACGCTCGCGGTCCGCACCCAGGGCGACTTCTTGCGGATGCGTCCGTGGGAGCGGTCGCTTGCCCGGCGCATCCTGCCGTTCTACCCGTGGATCAAGCACATCACGAAGTTGACCGGCCGTCTCGCGGCCGACCATCCGCTGCGGCTGCTGTGGACGATGCGGCTCGGGGCGCTTATGGCCGACGAAGACCGCCGGTTCCAGTACGGGATGATCGAGACGCCGTGGGGCTTCCTCGACGTGAGCATGAACTACAACCCGTTTGAGACGCCGTTCGACATGGTCGCGTCGCGTGACGGGCAGCAGTTCTCGCCGGCGGCCGGGTTCCTGCGCTCGACCTCGCCGCTCGTCCAGGCGGGCATGTTCGCGTTCGGGTTCGACGCGAACCGTGGCGGGTTCGTGACCCGGCCCGGGTCGCCGATGGCTCGGGGGCTCGGCATGAACACCAGCCCGGACGAATGGTGGCACTACATGATGGGCTACGCCCCGTACAAGGCCCGCGAGGCGGTCCCGCAGCTCTTGTTCGGTCACGATCCGGTGGCCCGCTACGGGTCGGGTGATCCGATCCTGAACGCGGGCGACCCGTTCTCGCGCCGTCATGGCCTCTGGTCGGGCGAGGTGCTCGACTCGGGCCGTCCGGCGTTGCTGTCCACCCTCTACAGCCAGTTCGGATTGCCTACGCTGACGGACGTGGACGTTGAGCGGTTGGCCGGGATGCAGGCCGAACGGGAAGCCTCGGACGAGGCGGCTCGTCGTCGGTACGCGGCAATGGGTGGTGGCTGATGCCGGGCGCGATCGACTTCAACCCGCTC